ACCTTCTGTAAATGGTTCTTTTGATAAACACGAGCAACTCAATAAAACAATGGTTAATATAACGATCAAGAAAGCAATGATTCTATATTTGGCTGCCATTATATTATACTGTAACATTTTATTTATACCGGCGAACATTTAAAATTATATGACAAAATTCGCGAATATAGGGTCCGAAACACTTGTATCAATATTGTTATTCACTTTGTTAATGTTAATTTCATTTGGTCTTTTGATACCGGTATTGTCAAATTCGCCTTCATAATAATCATCTATGAACTGTTGATTCGAAACCGATGTAAATAATTTATCGTAAATGGTGCTATATAACTTCTTCAACGGAGTCACCATTGTATGCAACGGTTTTGATACGCGCGCAACGTCGATTTGGTCGGATATTATCAATAGAGAACGCTTTAACCCGTCTAAATAATGAGTGATTTTTTCCTTATATTTATTTGTAATATCAGCCAAAATCGTTTCATTGTTTTCCTGTAATTCACTTGTTTTATTTACTAAATCTTGATATTGAATAAATTGATCACTTGTATTTTGCAATTCTTTTTCATATTGATTAATAGCTTCTATATTCTCTTCAATTACATTCACTTCTGTATTTTCAAGTGTATTTGAAATATCTGATAATCGATTCTCCATTTGTGCCATATACAAATCGAAATATTGCTCAATTTCTTTCATAAATGGTAATGTAAATTCTGTTAAATCATTCGTGCTCTCACCGAAAAACCACCCTATGATATCGTAATAAATAATGCGTTTATGTTTGTTCATTTTATACAACAATATTAAATATATATAACAAAAATACACTAAAAATATTGTAATAAACAATGCACTTGTTCCAAAATAAGTATTAATATATCGTATATCTCCCATATATTATATTGTTTTATATTTATGGTAATTCTACTTCATTAAAATCGTTTATTATATTGGATACAGTAGTTTTATCAATATCGCTTACTACATTCAATGTATCGTTACTCATTTGCGAGTTGATAAACAATGCACCCAAAATAGTAGACATTGAATTTTTGGCATATTCCACACTTTCACGTAAAGAATTAGTAGCGCTTGCCAAACGAGAACTTGTACTATCGCTAAACCCATTCGCTTCGTTACTCAAATTATCAACATCATTTGACAAATTTGTAATATTTGTTTCGAAACCCGATACCTTATTTGCAATGTTCTCGAAATTTCTTGTTACATTTTTCTCCAATATACTACCCATGCAATCTTTTATTGTCTGTTTAGTGTCTTTGAAAAACAGCGGTGCTAAGAAGAAGTTACCCGGTTTGCACTTTTCACTTTCCCAGTTTGAATAAATGTATATATAGTTACTGATGACGTGGACTGCAATAAGTAAAACAATTAAAACAGTTAAATTTGATGGGGTATCTAGAAAATTCGGCTGTAAATAATAATATGACTTTGTTGTGTCAGTAACATCGTATACGTTATAAAAATAAATGATCAATAGAAACCCAACCATAGAAGGAAAATATTTATACATAAAATAATCTCTTATTGATTCCATTAATAATATATAATTTAATCACATAAAAATAATTCTTATATTAAACTATATGAGTATTAATAAAAAGCAACTCGAAAAACTTATTAATGAAAGTGATTGTGACAACAATACAGATAAAATTCGTGAACTCAAACACAGTAAAGCCATTAAAGATAATTTGGAAACATTACAAAATTTGAAAATCACACATTCGAAAATGATGCTTCAAGAACCGGATAAATTCGAAAATTTATGCAGAAGTCAATGTGCATTTTTATTTAATCACTACACGATCATTTTCAACAGAGCATTTAATGATGAATTGGATATGACGTTGATGGGTGGATTGTTGAAAATTTTGCAAGAAATAGAAGACGGTAAAACTGATCAACATAACGGATCTGTTGCAGTCGGTGAAATATTGAAAAAAATATACGTCGATAGTGCATTGAAAAATGCGGAAAAACTGAATTCCAAACACAATGGGGAAAAGCCAACACTTGTAGAACCTAAAGCTATTTCATACAAAGAATTCAAAAATAAAAAATGATATAAATATTTGACTGTGTAAACCGTATATGAAGTCGTCGATTACATTGAATCTAGGTATTGAACGTAATCATCCTTTCTACGAAAAATATAAGGCTCAAGTCGAACGTCATAACCAAATGGTAGATGAAACACGATTTCCGAATTCCGGGTTCGATTTATTTATTCCGGAAAATGTAGAGACCAAGCAATTTCAAACATCGTTTGTTGATTTAGGCGTTAAGGCAACAATGGTGACAAATGGTGAATGTATAGCATATCAACTATATCCTCGTTCGAGTATGTCGAAATATCCACTCATGTTGGCTAATCATGTAGGAATCATAGATTCTGGTTATAGAGGAAATCTGATTGGAGCATTTCGTAGTTTTGTAGATGATTTTGTGATAGAAAAGGATGTTCGTTTGTTGCAAATATGTCATCCCACATTGTCGCCATTTTACGTGAAGTTGGTACATCCAAATATTTTAGAAGAAACGGAACGAGGTTCTGGTGGATTTGGTTCCACTGGAATATAATTTGATATAAAACATATTAAATAGAATTGCTCATATGTAGATATAATGGAAGCGCCGAAAAACGAAGAAGTTGTTGAAAAGGAAATAAACCTATTGGATGTTGAAATCAAAGATGAAAATATTGCATTGAATGTTATTGTGGCATTTATCAATGCAGCTCAACGTAAAGGAGCATTTTCTATTCCTGAAAGTGCGAAAATATGGGAATGTATTCAAAGGTTCCAAAAAAAATAAAATATATTATTATTATATATAATGATGTATGAAACGGGTTCAGAAACGGATCCAGAAACGAGTCCAGAAACGAGTCCAAAAACGAGTCCAGAAACGAGTCCAGAAACGAGTCCAGAAATGAGTTCAATTAAATTCCAATTTACGAGACATGGATTTAGTTGTAATAATGCTGTTTCAAAATTTGATTTTATGAACAAAGATTACGAACCTTCATTACATCCTTTCACTATAGAACAGTTAAAACAAGAGAATAATCACAAAAATGATAAACATAGATGGATAGACATCCCTATTGGAGATGAAACAATAGATGATTTTACTTTTGATACATTTATACAATATGATTTAGAAGCTAACGGCATTCGTGTTTTTGTATCTCCTATGATACGTACATGGGAGACAGCGTTATTATTATTTTGTCAAGCAAATCCAGCAGCTAGTTCTATTCATTTATATATTGGTCCATATTTGAAAGAAAAAAAACAAATGTTTTTGAGACGCGGTAATTTTCCTCAAAATCCTAAATTGAGTATGAATAAATTTTTGAAATTCATAAATTTACAAGAAGTAAAAGATATGATTAAAAAAATTGAAAAAATTTATATTCATTATCCAGCGGACATAAATGTAAGAAGTCACACAGAAATTGAATTAGTGGAAATAGAATATGAACGAACGAATACGAATGATAATGCGGATTTCAAAATTACTGACGAAAGTAAAGCTAAAATATGTAAGGGAATTGAAAATATTGGAAATTATATTTTGGAGAGTATAAATGACAATTATAGTGTATTTTTACAAGAAGGTAATTTACATACATTTATGCAAAATTTTAATAATTTCGGATCGAAATACGGTGAATTAGATAAAATAACTAGTAACGAAAAAGTTTTTACTGTAACACATTCAAACGTGATGAAAGAATATATCAAAAAAAGATATGCGATTGATATCCTAGATAAAGAAATGAAATGGAAAAACACAAGTGAAATACTAATTACACCAAGTTTTTTAAATGATACTAATAATTGGAGTTTTGAAGATACATTGGTCAATCCTAGAGAAAAAACATATTTAGATAATGCAAAAGCAGGAAAGATAAAAGATTTTTTAGAACTTATCCAATATAAACTTGGTGTGCCTGGAAAATTTCGTGGTAATCATAAAGAAGAAATGAAAAAAACAAAGCTGAAAGATGGAACCACTACTTGCGGTGTCTCAAATGAAAGTCTTTGTAATTATTGGTCTGGTACTCCTAAAGGAGGAAAGAAAACCAAAAAGAAAAGAAAAATCAAAAGAACTCATAAAAAGAAAAACGCTCATAAGAAGAGAAAGACACAAAATAAAAGAAAAAATTGATTTGCATTTTAAATATGAATACATATGCATATTTACAATGTTGCTCGGTATATTAAACATCATGGTCATTTACTCTTGTATCTTTTCGGTTCCGTTGTTCTTGATTATCCAAATATCGTGTCTAACAGACAGATTCAATACTATTTTGAACAAAATGGAACGCGACTACGAACAACTACCACGCAGAAGCGAACGACTCAGATTGAAGCGCCAACATGAATCCGACTCCCAGCTCAATTCTCGATCTTCTCGTACATATTTAAGATAAACTGCTCTTCATCAGTGAGTCTCTGAAAAAAAATATTGTTGTCATATTTGATATTAAAAAAACGATTACGAGCATTTTTACATAACAAATTCGTCCCGCTGTCTTTGAATGTAATATCCATCAATATTCCACCGTAAGCTAATTCTTTTTTTTCATTTATCCACCGTATGTATCTTCCTGTTTTGAAATCGCTCAAATAATCCATGTATTTATAAGACGCTAATTTTTCCAGCATTTTTTCCGACTTTTCTTCATCGAACTCCATTCCATGAATAATATCAACGTTTGTTTTCAAAAGGTTCTCGAAAAAATTGATATCCATATTTTGTTCTTGTAATAACTCGTCTATGTTCAATTTATTTATAACCGAAGGGTCGTGTTTCAAGTTCTCCATGATTTCCAATATTTCATTATTCATATAAAGTATTTAAAAATATATTTAAATATTATTCATATTTATATTTTGTAATGACAACTTATGTATTAGAATATATTTGGCTCGATAGCAACTATCAATTGAGAAGTAAAACAAAGATATTCAAAACAAGTAGAACTCTTTGTAATAGTGATGATGATGATTATGAAAACCAATGTCAACTTAAATTGGTCGATCTTTTTCCACAATGGAATTATGATGGTTCATCCACTGGTCAAGCCACCGGAAATAACAGTGAAATTATCATCAAGCCATGTGCATCTTATTTAGACCCGTTTAGATATTTACCAAATAGTTATTTGGTATTATGTGATACATATACAAGAGGTGAAAATAATATATTAATTCCCCATGAAACGAACAATCGAGTAAATGCGCTTAAGATTTTCAATAGATATAGAGACCAAGCTCCGTTATATGGAATCGAACAAGAATTTTTCCTCGGTGATATAGATTACAAACCTCTTTTTGTAAAGGAAATTCAACAAAGTAAAGATGGTGAATGGGATCCTCAGGGAAACTATTATTGTGGTATTGGAACAAGAAACATGATTGGGCGGAAGTTTATAGAAGAAGCATTGGAATTTTGTATGTATGCTGAATTAAACATTACTGGAATGAATGCTGAAGTGGCACCTGGACAATGGGAATTTCAAGTATGCGCTACAGGTATTGATGCATGTGATCAGCTCTATATTTTGCGATATATACTCCAAAGACTCGCCGAAAAATATGGCTGGACAATCAATTTCCATCCCAAACCAGTCGAAGGCGATTGGAATGGTTCTGGATGCCATGTGAATTTCAGCACTGAAAACATGCGCAAAGAAAATGGTATGGACCATATACTTAATGGAATTGAAAAACTGGCGAAAAAACACGAAGAACACATGAGTGTATATGGAACCGATAATGAAAAACGAATGACCGGAAAACATGAAACGGCTGATTATAAGTCCTTTAATTATGGAGTCGCAAATCGCGGTGCAAGTATTAGAATCCCAGTTGACACGGCGACCAATAAAAAAGGATATTTCGAAGATAGACGACCAGCATCAAATATGGATCCTTATTTGGTAACATCGAAAATATTGGAAACAGTCATGGAATAATGATAATCAAGGGTTTATACCAGTTTTAAATCTTTTAAGGGTTTAAAAATATGAGTTTATAATAAAGCATGTCTATTATTATAAACAATAAATTTGCCATAAAAGACACCATTGGTAGTGGTATGTTTGGCATTGTTTACGAAGGAATCAATATAAGAACAAAGGAGCCAATTGCAATGAAGTTGGAAAAAAATAGCAATCGAAACAAGTTGATTCGTCGTGAAGCGATGATATTAAATTATTTAAATCGCAATGAAACGGAAAATGTGCCTGGATTATATTATTATGGAATAATCGATAATTTATCATGTATAATTATGACCAAGTTCTCATGCGACTTGTTGGAATATATAGAAAATAAAAATCCGAATTTGGAAAGTTTAATGATCCATTGTGTTCATTGTGTGAAATCGATCCATGATAAAAACGTCTTACATAGAGATATAAAACCGCAAAATTTCATGATAAAAAATGGTAAAGTATATTTAATTGATTTTGGGTTCTCAATTTTTTTCAAAGATGAAAACGGGTTGCATACAAAAAAGCAAGAACAACATATTATAGGTTCAGTGAAATACAATAGTTTTTTCAATCATTGTGGAGAACCATGTTCTCGTCGTGATGATTTATTATCAATCGGATATATGTTTTTATCTTTTGTTAAAGAATTGCCTTGGTCAAATGTTCCTGAATTCGAAAGTGATTTGGAAATAACTTCAATAAATCATCCGCGAAATATGTATATAAAACAACAAAAATGTTACAATATAATCGAGCCATATATTCCGGAAATATGGAAATCGTATTTTGAGAACGTATATAGTTTGAAATATGATGATATACCAACATATACATCTACGTAATTTGCAGTTTGTCTTTAATTTGCTTAAGGTCTTCAATGATGATTGCTTCCTGTTCTGGTGTAAAAGTTTCAACCACTTTTCGTGTAAAAATGAAAATACACAATATCAATAAAAACAATATACCAAAAAATCGTAATTCACGCATATATATAATTAAGAGAAAATATTGCTAGCTTCTTCATTTGCAGCAATTATTTTTGATTTATTTTTGTTAATAGCTCTTTGTATACTCTGAATGGTTGTAATGCCTTCTTGAGAATACAAGAAATCGAAATCACCGACTAAAAGTAAAATAATGATTATGGAAATCAAAAATAAATAATAAAAAATATTAATTCTCATATACAATAACGGTATAATATATTTTCAAAAATCAATATAAAAAGCTGTTATGTTATTAGTATATAATATGTCCACCGACAGATTAACAGGAATGGTGAAATGGTTTAATAATAAAAGCGGATATGGATTCATTTCCACACTAGATGATGAAAAGAAGGATATTTTTGTGCATTATACTAGTATTCGTGGATATGACCCTGAAAACAAGGTAAACTTTGTATACAAGTATCTTGTTCAGGGAGAGTATGTTGAGTTTGTTTTGACTAAAACAGACGATGAAAAGCATGAAGTAAAGGCCGATGATGTCACTGGTATTCGTGCTGGTCCACTAATGTGTGATACTCAACATGAGAATTCTAGATCAAGAGCCCCTCCTAGAAGACGTTAAATGGTATTAAAAAATTGAAATAAATAAAGTAAATATATGCTCTCATAGCTCAGTTGGTTAGAGCATTCGGCTGTTAACCGAAAGGTCGCAGGTTCGACTCCTGTTGAGAGCGCAAAAATAAGTTATTAAAAAGTGACTTAGAAGTATTATAATAATATGAATCATATTATTATGAGTGAGGAGCAGGCTAAGCAACATATTTCACTTGTAGTATGTGGTCACGTAGATGCGGGAAAATGTTTTTTGAAAGGAACTAAAATAAAATTGAAAAACGGAGATTTCAAGATGGTAGAAGATGTTTGCGTCGGCGATATGCTGATGGGTATGGATTCTCAACCCCGGAAAGTTCTATCTACAACTAAAGGGTCTAGTACTATGTACAATATAATTCCTACTTCGTATGGAAATGTTTACACAGTAAATGATGAACATATACTTACTTTGAAAGCGTCTGGTTGTAGTCATATGATTTATGATGAATCACGAGACCGTTATAGAGTTCGTTGGTTAACAAAAAATGGATTACAAGAAAAATCATTTTCAAATTCATCGTCACCTTCTTACAAAGAAGATGCATCAATCTTTCTGGAAAATGTGAAAAACTCTCCCGAGTTTTTAGCAAAAGGTGCAATTATTGATATTGCCGTCAAAGACTACTTGAACCTGAGTAAATCATCACAAAGTATGTTTAAAGGGTTTACAGTGGGTGTTGATTATGACGAAAATCCATATTCTATGGACCCATATCTATATGGTCTTTGGTTGGGAGATGGTACAAGCAAAGCCGCATCTATTACAACCGCAGACGACGAAATAGTGGATTTTTTGAATTCGTGGGCATCAAAAAATGAACTGAATGTGAATAAAATTGGTGATTATAGATATGACTTGACAACCGGTACAAATACGGGAGGTGCAGGACGTAACATATTCACTAACTTTTTGAAAGAAAATAATCTTTGGGATAACAAGCATATTTTATCGGATTACAAATACAATTCCAAAACGGTTAGATTAGGTGTATTGGCGGGTCTAATTGATTCAGATGGTCATATGACGCATAATTGTTATGACGTTATTTTCAAAAATCAAGTATTGGCAAATGACACTGTAGAGCTAGCAAAATCACTTGGATTCAGAGCGTCTGTATGTGAATGCACTAAAACATGCACAAATAGCCCTCAAGGAAATGTAACAAATACGTATTATCGTATTTCTATTTGTGGAGAAGGACTCGATGAAATCCCTGTATTACTAGAGCGCAAGAAATGCTGTGAACGTCAATCGAATAAAGATGCTTGTGTTTCTGGAATCAATATTGAAGAAATCGGCGTGCATGATTTTTACGGATTTGAATTAGATGGAGATGGTCGATTTTTACTAGACGACTTTACGGTAACACACAACAGCACGACAACTGGTCATTTAATTTTTAAACTTGGTGGTATTTCCGAGCGTGAAATGCAGAAGCTTCAAACAGAAGCTGATCAGCAAGGAAAGAGTTCATTTGCATTTGCTTATTACATGGACCGTGATAAAGCTGAGCGTGAACGTGGTGTAACTATTAATTGCACAACAAAGGAGTTTTACACGGATACATATCATTACACGATTGTAGACGCACCTGGTCACAGAGATTATGTGAAAAACATGATTACTGGAGCAGGTTGTGCTGATGTAGCTCTTTTATTAGTTCCCGCAGAAATGGGTGGATTTGAAACAGCTATTGCTCGCGGTGATCATTCCACCGGTGAAATTCAAGGTCAAACCCGTCAACACGCTAAATTGCTTGGTTTATTGGGTATTGAAAAACTCATTGTTGGAGTAAACAAAATGGACTCTTGTGATTGGTCTGAACAACGTTTCAATGAAATCAAAGAAGAAATGACAAAAATGATTACTGCGTCTGGATTCAAACCCAAGCAAGTACCGTTTATTCCATTTTCTGGATTCAAGGGTGAAAATTTAATTGAAAAAACAGACAAAATGCCCTGGTATAAGGGTTGGTCGGCAAATTTGAATAAAGATACTGTTGTTGAAGGATTCACACTTTACGACGCTTTGGAAAAGTTGGTAAAACCACCAAAGCGTTTCCCCGATAAGCCAGTGCGTATTCCTATTAATGGTATCTACAAAATCAAAGGTGTTGGTGATGTAATTACCGGACGTATTGAACAAGGCACTCTCACTGCAGGTGATGCAGTTCGTGTTGTTCCACGTGGATTGGAAAACTTGAAGGTGTTTAGTATTGAAATGCATCATAAAACATGGCCAAACGCTAAACCGGGTGATAATATTGGTATGAATATGAAAGGAATCGATAAGACGAATATGCCTAAAGTAGGGGACGTTATTACATTGCAAAAGGAACCACTTTGTGAGCCGGTCGAAAGCTTTATTTGTCAAGTGGCGGTGCAAGAACATCCTGGTCAACTCAAACCTGGATTTAGTCCTTTGGTGCATGTAAGAACAGCCAAATCTTCGTGTAAAATGACTAAGATTTTTTGGAAAATGAGTAAAAAGACGGGTGATCAAAAGATAGACAACCCCGAGTTTTTGGAACGCGGTGAAAATGCGGAAATTGAATTTATTCCCTCACAACCAATTTATTTGGAAACTTTTGATAATTGTCAAGGTTTAGGAAGAATTGCGGTGATGGATTCAAATAATTTGGTAATGTTGGGTAAAATCATAGACGTCAAATACAAGCCATATAAAAAATAAAAGAAATCGAAATGTATAATAAAAATTTTGAATTTTTAAATAATAATCAATATTGTATATGAGTGAACCGAGTGACTCTGAAAAGCTGCAAGCATTACAAAAAGAACACGAAGAAAACTTGAAATTGATTACCAATATGGGTAACGAATTAGAAGAATTATACGAAGTGATTAAAGGATTGGAAGGCGAACGTGAAGAGTTAAAGGCAAAATGCGAAGAACTTGAAAAAAATTGAATTGCTTTTTTTTAAAACATATATTATATAAAGTAATATATGTTTATCACCAAAACGAGGTTTATCGATTTATTTCGTGAAAATACCATTTCATTTTCAGAATTTATGAATGAAGCGAAGGTCAAAACGAATTCTAGTGTTGTTGTCTTGAAAGATTATATGAAAAAAAATAATATTACTCAAAGTGACGTGAAATTATTGTATTTACATATCAAAGATAAATCCGGATATTTGTCACGGTTTTACGATACATCTCTCAAAATACCAGATGATTTTGTTATTAGTGAATCTCCAATGAAATCAACATTCAATAACAATGAAAAAATCAAATATAAGAATGTTATTCGAAATTTACATTATTTAGATATTTTGAAAAACACCAAATCGGGATTGTATAATACACCAAGTTATTTGCAAGTATTACTCGATCTATACAACTCATATATTATTGATTATAAATTACTAACACCAAGTGCTATTCATTATTTGAAAATGAATCGTTTTGGAGGCGTGTTCTCGAGTTTCTATTTCAGAGCATCGATCATGAATCCATATTTAGTATATTCATTAAACGAATCTTTGTTACAAGGAAAAAAAATATTCACACCTACTCTTGGGTGGAGTTCATATGCATACGGGTTTTTAGAATCTAGCATGGTCGACGAATATGTCGGCACAGATGTTATTCCCGATGTTTGTTTAAAAACGCGTGAACTTGCGAAAGGTTATAATAAATCAAGTAAAATTTATTGCAAGCCTTCTGAACTATTATTGTCCAACGCTAGTTTCAAGAAAAAATACAGCAACTATTTCGACGTTGTATTTTTCAGCCCTCCTTATTATGAATTGGAGTTATATGACAGTGAAAATCAGAGCACAAACAAATACAAAACATACGAAGAATGGCTTGCCAAATATTGGGACAAAACCATTCGTCTTAGTTATAATTCATTAGTAAAAGGAGGAAGATTGTGTTATATATTATCCGGTTATGGAAAAGACCTTCAATATGATTTAGTGAGTGATATGAATACTATTACCAAACAATATTTCAAAGAAGTAAAAATAATTGATATGCATAATAAAAATGCAAATATGACGAAACATCGTGTTTCAAATGAAAAAATAATGTTGTTTATTAAGCCTTAATAATGTCGACAATATCCATACAACGAAATTTAGCTCGTGACGATAAACTCTTTTTTTCATCAGTTTTAACACATATACTTTCAATGTCTTCTTTCTTCACTGGAATACGGTGTTGATTGTTTGAGAAATAAATATATAAGTTTTCCACCAATTCTTCTACTTCATTTTTCTTATTTTCGCTTATCATATTATCATTTATTAATGAAAACAATAATTCTTCAATTTCATCTGTATAACCGAAGCAGTTTTCCTTACCTAGAAGAATAAAAAAAAGTAATGTCGATTTTTGTAAATCATTATTTTTGTTGTATTTACAATAAGCATCGTAATCACCATTTGGGTCCACATACATAATATTTTGCATGTTGCATTTGTATTTTTCATAATATTTTATTATTTCGGCTTCAAATAAAGGGGTTATAGTGTGAACATCAACATACAATTTCGCATATAGTTCTGTGAAAAAATTATTGGAACAGCAAATTTGTATAATCAATTCAACTGATTCTTTTAATTCATTTTCATTTTGTGAAAATAACATGGTCTTTACTTTTTCAATATTTTCAGATAAGTTTGCTTTCGACATTTTATTCAAAATATTACGCAAATCGTTTTTTTCTTTGTCTTCGTTATTTATTTTAGTAGCTTTGAATGTGCGCATCGTTTCCCAATTACCATCTGAATTCGATTTCTTAATTTTTTTATCACCTTTTCGCTCTATCGGCACTATACTTTCACGTAAAGTGTCAATAGAGAGAACCACATCATTCGGAAGGATAAAATTTGATTCATATTTATCAAAAAACTCGACTGAATATGTGGTGACCATATATATTACATACGATATTTGTTTAAATGTATTTACAATACAAATGTATATAAAAAGATTTATATATAAAACAATAGATGATTGAAAATTGGGATGATTTAAATATTTCTGAAAATTTGTTAAAAGGTATATATAGAAAAGGTTTTGAAAAGCCTACGCCAATACAATCTATGTCTATCCAACCAATCATAGAAGGAAAAGATGTAATTGCTCAATCTCAATCAGGAACTGGTAAAACAGGTTCGTTTGTAATAGGAGCGCTAAATAAAATTGATACTAGTTCGAATTATTTACAAGTATTAATTGTAGCAACCACACATGAACTTGTTAAACAAATTCATGAAGTGGTGGAAAGTATTGGTAGCGCAATTGACGGGTTGAATACCAAAACTCTAGTTGGTGGTACCTCCATAACCAATGATATTCAAAATATGAAAGAAAAACCACCACATATAATCATTGGAACGGTTGGTCGTATCTATGATATGATACGACGAAAAATAGTATTTTTGGATAAATTGAAATTGTTTATCATGGATGAAGCCGATGAATTGTTATCAAAAGGTTTCAAAGAACAAATACACGATTTGTTTTTACATGTTACATCATCAAGTCAGGTTGCATTATTTAGTGCAACAATACCCAATGACGTATTGAGTTTATCAGAGAAATTTATGCGTGATCCGGTTAAAATAATTTTAAAACCAGAAGAACTATCGCTTGAATGTATACAGCAATATTATATTGCATTAAGTAGTGATAATGATAAATATGAAACATTGAAAGATTTATTTTCGTTATTGGAAATAAAACAAACCATTATTTATGTAAATAATATTACACGTGTAAATGATTTGTATGATGCAATGACCAAAGATGGTTATCCTGTATGTTATATACATAGTTCTATGGAAAAAGGAGCTCGAGAAGAGGCTCTAAATCAATTCAAGATGGGTAAATTCCGTGTATTAATTTCATCTGGAATTACTGCACGTGGTATTGATATTCAACAAGTGAGTATTGTTATCAATTTCGATATCATTCGAGATATTAATACATATTTACATGCCATCGGTCGTTCAGGAAGATACGGGCGAAAAGGGTTAGCCATTAATTTTATCACTAAACAAGATATTTTCTTCATGCGTAGAATAGAATCTCATTATAAAATCGATATTAAGGAATTGCCTACAAATGTAAAAGAGTTGATATAACTCGTTAATTTAATAGAAACATTTTGTATTTTAAATATAAAATGTTTGAATCGATTCAATCAATGATTGATGATATGACGAATTCTAAGGTAGATATTTCAAATGCAAATATTTATGACGAATTCAAACTACCTATTCAATATTTGGAAAATGATGTGTATAAAATTGACGATAATATCGCAACTGATTTAGAAATAGATTTCTGCGATGCTAGTGGACATATATCAAACACTATGTATGATCATTTGTTTTTACCGGAAGATGTTTTTGATACTAAATGCATAATTCGTAATGATATATACACTACGAATGTTGAATTTTTACAGGAAACACAACAAGTGATTAAAAACATGGAAACATTCAACGAAAACGACTGTTCTAAAATTGATTCACAACAAATCTTAGAAGTATGGAAAGAAACAAAACAGAACCCATGGTTTTTAGATAAATATTGTTACATTGATTGGAAAATATTTCGACATTTCAACGAATCGCATATTTTTCTACAAGTATTGTCCTTTATGAATATGTCATCGCCTTTTTTAGCTTTGATTGTCCCTCTTTTGTTTTTAATATTTCCTTTTTTGATATTGAAATTACAGGGTATACCTATTAGCTTCAGTACCTATGTAAATACTCTCAAACTCATTGCTAAAGATCATTTTATCGGTAAAATGCTGAATATTCAAAATTTGAAAATCGAAACTGTTTTATATGTGTTTTTTTCAATCGGTTTCTATTGCATGCAAATATATCAAAATGTCAATATATGCATGAGATTTTATAATAATCTTTCAAATATAAATAATCATTTGTTAAATACGAGAACTTACATCGAAAGAACCCTTCATAAAACGGATCTTTTCTTAAAATTAAACCAAGACCTTACATATTATAAAGAGTTCAATCACGATGTTCTCCGTTATAGTGACTCATTACGAGAACTTCAACAGATGTTGAAATCGGTTCAATTTGAACCAAGTATATTCAAAATAACTGAAGTCGGATATTTATTAAAGGTATTTTATATTCTGCATAGCAACATTGAATACCAAAAAGCAATTCAATATTCCGTCGGATTTAATGGATACATAAATAATTTGAAGGCGATTCTATGTCATGTTGAGAACCAAGCCGTAAATTTTGCTACATTTTCCAAGAAAAAAACGGTGTTTAAAAATCAATATTACCCACCTCTCCATAATGAAGAACAAGTGGTGAAAAACGATACGCTTGTGAATAAATCTATTATTACTGGACCAAATGCTTCTGGGAAAACTACATCATTGAAAACCACCATGTTAAATATTATTTTTACACAACAATACGGAGTAGGGTTTTATAGTCATTGTGTTCTCCAACCTTATCATTATATACATTCTTATTTAAATATCCCCGATACATCTGGGCGCGATAGTTTGTTTCAAGCCGAAGCTCGCCGATGTAAACAAATCATCGATTTAATTGAAGATAATTCTAGTAAACGCCATTTTGTAATTTTCGACGAGCTTTTCTCAGGAACGAATCCAGTCGAAGCGTCAAAATCCGCTTATGCATTTTTACTTTATTTATCAAAGTATGAGAACGTGGACTTTATTCTTACCACACATTATACGTCTATTTGTAAAAAACTCGAAAAACGCTCCAAAATCAAGAACTATAAAATGAATGTTCTCGTGGATGGTAATAAACTCTCATATACTTACAAAATGACGAAAGGTGTTTCAAAAGTTCAAGGTGCACTCATTGTTTTAGAAGAAATGAATTTCCCAAATGAAATTATTGATTGCATCAAAAAATATTAAAAATACTTTATATTATATATATATGGTATTTTCAAAAGTTTCGAACATCGAATATGTGGAAACAGATAAAATCAATGATAGTGATAAAGAAATGGAATGTAATACATACGATGTCTTATTTGAACATATTGATAAAAAATATCATACTATAGTATTCGGTAATTGCGTATACGATAATCAATCCAAAGGTTTCGTGCATTTCCCAATATATTTGGTAAACAATGATGAAGTTGTAAAACAAATTGGAATATTTGAATGCGAACAAGAAAAGTTGACCATGATTCTAGATGATGACGGTGATATCGATCCAGAATATTTCGAGAAGCCCGTTTTATACGAGTTTGTCACCAAACCATTTTTGGAAAAACACGAAACGAAAACAGAAGATGTCGTTGTAGATGAATCACCAAATGGAGAACTTAACGAAAAAGAGCTCGATATAGAAGAATTAGAAGACGATGTATTCAATGTAAAAGAATCCAATCATGTACCCAAGCCAAAAACATCTGTTTTAGATACTATTTTCGACCATGATCATAAGAAGCCTCTTCCTAATTTATTAGATGAAGAAACCAAACTCGACGCTCAAGAAATTAAATCCAAATTCAAAGTATCTACATCCAATTCATGGATTCAAAAATTCATGAAAAATAACTTCTATAAAATTGTAGATAATGAAGGTGGAGGAGATTGTTTATTTGCTGTTATTAGAGATGCATTTGCACAAGTAGGAAAAAATACAACAGTGCGAAAATTGCGTGCATTGGTTGCTGATGAAGCCACTGATGATATTTTCGAGGAATATCGCAAAGTCTATTTAGAAATGACAAACGAACTCGATGAAATTGATAAAAAAATCAAGAGCAATGAAACTGCAATGAAAGAATATAAGAAACGTGCGACTACAGTAACCAGTAAAAAAGACCATGAAGAAATAATTGCTAGAGCGAAAACAACCAAAGAAGAAATCGTAAAAGCCAAAAAAGATAAACGTTCTCAAGAATCCTTCATCAATGAGAACTTTAGTTTCATGAAAACGATTACAAGTCTCGATAAATTCAAAGAATATATTAAAACAAATCATTTTTGGGCCGATATTTGGGCAATTAGTATGCTTGAATATAAACTCAATTTCAAATTCATCATTTTATCAGAAGAATCTTATTTAGAAGATGCTCACGACAGTGTTCTCAATTGTGGCGATTCTAACCCTCATATTGCAAAACTAGGCGTTTTCCGACCTGATTATTACATCATGACCTGTTACACCGGAAATCATTACAAAACGATTACTTATAAAGAAAAGAAGCTATTTACATTCCGTGAAATTCCATATGATATTAAGAGTCTCATCATCAATAAGTGCATGGAACGTAATTCTGGTGTATTCTATTTAATCGAAGAGTTCAAAAACATCAAAGAAGATATGGGATTGATGGACACGAATGAAGATGAAGAAGAACGTAATACAAGTCATGATTTCAAATTATTCGATCCTAGTATCAAGTTTGTCATTCATTCGAAATCGCAAAATAAACCGTCTCCTGGTAAAGGTTCCGGTGAAAAAATCAGCAAATCAGATATGCATAAATTCAAAGAATTAGCAGCCATTGATAATTGGCGCCGTAAGCTCGATGATTCATATATAGGAGAACCACTTGAAATAGATAATAAAAAATGGGCTTCTATAATTCATTATTATCAAGGTTCGAAATATAAGAAAACATATCCCCAACAATATTACAAGTTCTCACTTGATAGTGGCACCAAGTTATCCAAGGATGTTAAAATGGCAAAAGAAACTGGGTCCATGAAAGGACAGCCGAAAGAAGTATCGATAGACCCTGATTTTTACGGAGACCGTAATATACAAGAAAAGGAAATTGCATTGAAAGCCAAATTCGAAAACGAGTCGATGAAAAATATACTTTTATTGACTGAAAATGCCGAAATCGCCGTATTTTCACGTGGTTCTCCCGCTGAATCGGCGATTGAATTAATGACCGTTAGAAAGTTTTTTCAACGAAATTAATTATATGATAAATATATAAAATGAAGTTGACTCCTGATTCTCAACGTTTATTAAACTTTGTGAATACAAATATTAAAATCCCAAAAAATGTGTTGAATAATAAAAGTCGAGCCTTTTTATCAACATTACTGACGAAAATGAAACAATACGATAAACACTGGGAATCTAAAATCAAAGAATATGTTCCTGAACAAAATCAGAATCTAGACGAAATCATACCACAAAATATTCGAAACGATTTAATAACGAAATATCAAAACCAGTTCTCTTTTTATTTACCTATTGGCAAACGAAAATTCTTTATTAATTTATTTTTTCGTAACGACATATATAAACATGAATGTATGAACTATTGTAAAAGAGTTATTCATCAAATATATTTATGGTTAAGTGTGGCGAATTATTATGCGAGTGAAGATGTTGCCATGGTTCTCAAAATATATATTTATTTCACCGATCATAAAAAGGTGTTACCATCTTCTGATAAAGTGTTGGATGTGTTACATGTGAATTCGGCATTTACTTATGCATGTAAACGTGATAGTTCGATTACTTTATTTAGACAAGAAGAGTGGTTTAAAGTTTTCATACACGAGACCTTCCATTGTATGGGATTGGACTTTGCATGTATGAATACACATGAACTAGACCAACGTATGTATGAATTATTTAAATTAAAACAAGACGATTTACGGGTTTACGAGGCATATACCGAGAACTGGGCCGAAATTATAAATGTGCTATTTATATCGTATTTATCGACAAGAGATAAAACAAATGGCGATTTATTACTACAAAAAACCGAAATTATGTTAAATAATGAACGCAAGTTCTCATTATATCAATTATGTAAAGTTCTCCATCATAACAAAATGTTTTATCAAGATTTGTTTTCAACTTCCGAAGTTTCTATTAACAGAAAACGCAATTACAAAGAAAATACATACGTTCTTTCATATTATTTGATCAAGGCGATATTCATTTTCAATATGAATGATTTTCTTTTATGGACAAAACAAAACAATAAAAATATTGAATTTGTAAAGACCGATGAGAACTTGCGTTCATTGGCAACTTTTATAGAAAATAAATACAAAAATTCGAATTTTGTCGAATTCATGAAAACCATCGCAAATAATAACTTTGATTATAGTAATACCACAATGCGTATGAGCTTGCATGAAATATAATTATATTATCCTAGTTCTCCTAGTTCTCCTACCTCTCCTACCTCTCCTACCTCTCCTACCTCTGGTTATTCTTAAATTAAAATGGTTAACATCACTATTTCTAGTGTAACGTGGACTAATACTAGGAGATAATACCGTTAAACTTACTTCTACGTTTTCTGGTTTTACTCTTTTATTACTTATTTCAGTTTTTAATGTTAATATAAAAATTATATTATGTTGGATATCATTTAATAACTTATCTTCATCAATATCTTTACCGCTTTTATACTTACTAGATAAACATATATTGTCATAATAATGTAATATTTCCAATATCTTTGTTTTGAAAAAATCAACATAATATTTTATTCTCCTTTTATGTGTTTTGGGTGATTTTTCTGAAGTGTCTATTTCTTCTTTTACTTCTATTGAACTTTTCACCTTTATTAACGCATGTTGAATTGTGCTTTGCAATTTAGATAAAAAAATATTATCCATATTATTAAAATTCGTAAATTTAACTTCATAAATATTAAATTCTAGTTTTATTGAACTCGTAACATCAGTATATAATTTCAAAGAATCTTTAATTATATTAAAAACACTAATACTATCAGTTAAAACTAATACATTAAATTCTTCTATAACATGAATACTAAATTCATCTATAACTTTCATTTTCAAGTCTGAAATCATTTTTTCCATTGTAAGTTTTTTCATTTCTTCGTTTGCAACTTCTTCCATTATAATATAATCTTTTGAATACAAAAATATAAGATTACATACTTTATAAATTATATCGGTTATTTTTACAATATCTGTAATTTTTGTTAATACAGGACTTGCATGAGTTGTTACAATTAAGGTTATATTCATATAACTAACAAAAAAACTTGATAACTTGATTAAAATAGCCACCGACTCCTTTATTATCAATCCTTCTAATATAGCCCCTCCTTTTGTATTTCCAGTCATATATATAATATAATATAATAAAAAATTGAAACCATAATATGTTATTATATATACCATAAAATAACATACATGGGAATTCCAAAATTGAATAAGTTGTTACTAGAAAAATGTGAAAATACAGAACTCATAAAGAAAATCAATTTGAACGAACTCAGTGGTAAAACTATCGCAATTGACACGAGTATTTACTTATATAAATTCTCAGCACAAGAACGTCTCATTGAAAACTTTTACTTGCTAATTTCACTTTTTACCAATCACAATATCACTCCGTTATTTGTATTTGATGGAAAGCCGCCACCTGAAAAAGCGGAATTATTACAAAAACGCAAAATAAATAAAAAAGCAGCTCAATTCAAATACGACAAATTACAAGAAACGCTTGAAAACGGTGAAGAACTATCGAAATCTGAAATCGGTGATATCAATAAAGAAATGGATAAATTGAAAAAAGACTTCATACGCATCAAAGATTGTGATATCAAAAGCATCCAAGAACTGCTAGCTTTTTCAGGCATTACTTATTATACATGCGAAGGTGAAGCCGATTTATTATGTTGTAAATTGGTAATGTCTGGTCAGGCGTGGGCGTGTTTAAGCGATGATATGGATTTGTTTGTATACGGATGCACACGCATTCTACGTTACATTAGTATTTTGAATGGAACTGTATTATGTTACGATACACTTGGTATCTTCCAACATTTGAATATATCTTCGGTTGATTTCAAAGAAATCATATCTTTATCCGGCACTGATTACAACTTGGAAAACAATATCAATATTTATAAATGCTTTGATTATTATGATAAATATAAGAAGGATTTGAGTTGTTCATCTTCATTTTACAATTGGCTCGAGAATAAAAGTATTATCAAAAATGGAGATGATCTCATTGAGATTTGCAAACTATTTGATACAGATATTTACATACATTATAGTAAGATTCAGAATACAAAAAATATGAAACTATTGAATGAGAAGTTGGTGGAAAATGACTTTGTGTTTGTTTGATTTATTTGTGTTCAAAAATATTAAAAAATTGATTGTTTTTACGATTTTTTTTTCATGTGCACAAAACTAACCATGGAAGATTGCTTCAAAAGATTTCAAAAATCCACCGGATACAAATACCAACATCACCAAGAAGACGGTGTGGTATGGTGCAATGAACGCGAAAACGAACCGTTTCACAATGTGTACGGTGGTATTGTTGCTGATGAAATGGGTTGCGGTAAAACATTTATGATGATCGCTCTCATGATTTGCAATTTCAAACCACATACTCTCATCGTGGCTCCAGTTGCTCTCGTGAATCATTGGAAACAATCGATATATGATATCACCGGATACACGCCGCTTGTATATTACGGCCACAACATTAAATCTTGTCAAGAAAGGTATGAAAATGCATCCATCGTCATCACTACATACGGTGTTTTAGCACAACATCATAAAAAAAATGGCCAACTATACCAAAGAAAATGGAACCGCGTATTATTTGATGAAGCCCATCATATGCGCCGTGAGAAGACTCAAACATTCTTATCAGGTAAGTCGCTCAACAGTCATGTAAAATGGCTGATTACAGGGACGCCAATTCAAAATAAAAAATCAGATTTATATAATCTTTTGAGGGTTCTGAACATAGATACGGAAGATTTGTCCATTGAAGACATTTCAACAATCATATTAAAACGAAAAAAAATCACAGTCGGTATTGAATTACCACCTCTGATATGCCATGAAGTCTTTGTCCCATGGGCAAATGAAGAGGAAAAGCAGTTATCAAATGTATTACATGAATTGGTGCATATAGCAAAACCGGTGCCTACATCCGATGAAGTTCCAGCTCCACAAGAAGAAACACAAGAGTCTAAAACCATCCGCGACAAATTAAGAAATTACGTGCTAGACGTATTGGGGAGTTTTCATTTGCTATATTATTTACGCGCTCGACAAATGTGTATCTGTCCGAAGCTATTAAGTGCACTGGAAGACAATCTATATAAAAGCGATATAGAAGATGTTAGCATTATTAAGAATGCTATTAATCATAACAACAAGATTGACAATGTTGTAAATGTTGTTGTTAAAAATGCTACGAACAACCATTGCAAAATCATCTTTTGCAGTTTTCGAAAAGAAATGGATATTTTGTATGAAGAGTTGGATGCATATGGCATCGATGTTAAAATATATGATGGACGCAGCTCGAAAAAATCGCGTCAAGATATTTTGGAAAATATACCGAAAGTGTTAATATTACAAATTCAGATGGGTTGTGAAGGCTTGAATCTGCAATATGCCAACGAAATCTACTTTGTTGGACCTTTATGGAATCCAGCAATGGAAGAACAAGCGATAGGTAGATGTTATCGCCTTGGTCAAACAAAACCCACTCATGTTTACAAGTTCATTATGAGTGACGTCGAAGAAGAACCAAAGGTGTTTTCAATGGATAGCTATATGACACAAACGATGAATCGGAAAAAGGAGTTGATAAATGAATATTTGTTGTAGATAGTTATAGGTATTGTAGTTAGGCATTAAATAATTGCATGTAATGACTTTATAATGGATTCACAATTTTTTTCTATTTTTAATTTGTGAAATTCACCGGCAAAATGAAATATGTACTCTTGATTGATATCAAAATATGGATTGTTTAGTAATCGCCAGTTCACAATTCTAATATGATTTCTATATTTCGGTAAAATATTACAAGTAAAAGAGCCTTGTTCATAATCTATTCCCGCCCATTGACCATCACAAATAAACTTATTTGTCTCGATTTTTTCCCATCGATTTTGATCATATTGTGACAACCAATCCGTAATTATTTGCTTGGAGATTTCATTATTTCGAATCACCCAAACACCAGCATTAAATGGATTTCGATATGGAAACATATCATTTGATATTACCATATCATGTGCATCATTTTCAAACAAATCATCAATAAATATGTTCATATCCTTTATGGTACCAATTGTTGCGTCACTATCTAACCATAGTATGTACTTATTATTATGAGTTTGCATTGCATCTAAAATTTCATATACTTTTTGCCAATAGGGAGGATACATCAAATTTGCGTTTGAAAATATGTAGTCTATATTGTGCTTCAGGCAGTATTTTTTATTTATTTTCAATAATTCATTGATGAAATGTATATTTCTATTTTCATACTGAATTACCAATAGATTCATATATTATATATTTATTTTTTAGTGAATTTGGTTCCCAGATTTTTTTCGATATTTTGTATAATTCTCTTGGTTGCTGGGTCATATAACGCCTTTCCATTTTCTATGGAAACATAAACGTTTTGCTGGATATTCAACTTATTAGCCAAGTCTTTTTGCGTATATTTTTTGGAAGTTCGCGCTTGCATAATTTCCTTTGCCAGTTCACTAGGAACTGTCTTCACTTGAAAGTTTTCCGTTTCATTTTCTATTTTAATAGCTCGCTGATCAACCTGATTCTTAGGAACTATTTTCTTCGGCACCGTCAATTGACGTTTTAACGGGTTGCCAATTTGAACAACAGAAAAATCTTGATGCTGCATAATCAAAGTATATATTATAAATATATAATATGTTTTTAAGTGCATGTTTAAAATGACAAAAAACCTTAATAAAGATTCTCCGATGAAATTCGAATTTGGACATTTTTAAAAATGTCCATTTTTCATATTTGGAAGAAAGAATCCTTGTTTTTTTGTGTTTTTTCAAAATGTGAGCTTGTTGGGTTGAACGCAAAAAAAATCATTTTTATTTTGTGATTGAAACTTTTTTTCGTAAAATTTCCGGCATTTTTTTCGTTCGTCAATTTATATGAAAACGACGAACGAAAAAATGCCAAAAAATGCCGAAAATTTCTATTGTAAAATCTGTGACTTTAAATGCTGTAAAGAGAGTAACTTTCAAAAACACCTTTTAACACTGAAACATAAAATACGAACAAATACGAACGAAAAAATGCCGAAAGAATTTTTATGCAGTTGTGGAAAATCCTATAAACATGCATCTTCACTGTGGAATCACAGGAAAAAATGTGATGGAGAAAATGTAAAAAACACACAGTTAGAAAATGAAATCATACCAGAAGATATTGATTATAAGGGTCTTTTAATACGTGCAATGGAGCAAATGTCGGAACAACAAAAGACAATGACTGAGATGATTGATAAAATAGGCACATCAAACAGTACAACGAATAATACGATGAACAATATAACAAACAACAACTTCAATATAAACATGTTTCTTAATGAGAAATGTAAAGACGCCATAAATTTTTCGGATTTCATAGATAGAATCGAAGTGAGTCATCATGATTTAGAGAACAATGCTCAATTGGGATTTGTGAAAGGGATCACCAAAATATTAATGGACAATTTAAACCAATTAACGCTTTATCAAAGACCGATTCATTGCACGGATACCAAACGTGAAACATTGTATATTAAAGACAGTGATACATGGGAAAAAGAGCATTCAGATAAAAAAATGGAAGGGGCAATACAGCAAGTGTCACGTAAAAGTATTGGTTCTTTATTACAATGGAAACAAACGAATCCGGAATACGAGAACATGGATTCAGAATTTTCTAATAAATGTTTGGTAATGCAGAGGCAATCTTTAGCAGGATATGAATCAGATTTATTGTATCCGAAAATAATACACAATATAGCAAAGGAAAACGTAATCAATAAAAATGTAGCTATGAAATGAAGATATTTTATATACAAAATATATATAATGTCGAAACGTGCATTATCTGCAAATGCATCATCTTTATTATCACTACATACTGGTAATGTTAGAAGCAAACAAAAACAAGGTGCTAGTAATACAATGCATTTATTGGATTTTGAAAAGTATAGAACAAACGATTATACTTTGAAAATAAATTACGAACGCGCTTTTATCGATATGACTTTAGATAAAATAAAATATTTGAAGGATGAAATTAGAAAAATACAAAACAGAGGTAAAATGAATAAAACCATGTCTATAAATAATCCTGCTATGGCTTCAATGCATAACTCGCATATACCAAATATTAAAAAATACATTGAAACTTTGAAGAGGGATATAGAAAGATCTAAAAGTAATATACAAGTATTACAACGTGGCACGAAAAACGCTGCCGAAAAAATTAAGACATTAACTAAAAAATTACGTGTTCAACACTTATCTATGGGCGGACGAAGACGACGCAATAACAAAACTTTTAAAAGAATGTAAATCAACGTGGTTTGTTGATTACAATTTGTGGGCGGGTGCTCCAATACATCGGTGTATTTATGTTCAAATCAAATGAATAACTAAAGATTCCACAAATTAGTTTGAATTATAATAGCATTTATTTCAGGAAATTAAAAATTATCTTATTATAATTTATTATCAACGTCTGTATAACTCATTATTTCAGGTTCTAGGCTAAAATATATAATTATATAAATATAATTATAAATAAATATTTTATTTGTATTCTTTAACGTGATAAACTAGCACGCGACATTCTCTTGTTGCTAGATTTACGACAGAAAGATTTTCTTTTTCTACTAGCGGTGGACATCTTGCATCCCTTGGTATTGTTACATGACACGGACTTCTTTCCACGGCATTGGGAGTTTGCTACACGAACTCTGTATCTTTTAGTGACGTTTTTTTTAGCGCGAGCCATAGATCTAGTAACTGGCATTTATATATTTACATTATATTTTTTTTTTTACTAAATAAAGAATATAAGTTTTTACTAAATCCAGGGTAACGGGGTGCGCATCCGTTTTGCAACTCTTGTTGGGATGATTATCACAAATCGACTCGACATAATCGTTCGTGTCCAGTATGTCGAACTCTATTGAAAGCAAAAAGAGGTCGAGGACGACCAAGTAAAAAGTAGTGTAGTTTATTATAGTTAGTTAGGATTTACATCAATAATTGAATTCCTTGTTTTGAACCCATATGAACATGAATACAATCATGTTGTGGGTCTT